TAAGGCCAAGGTTGGGTTTTACGATGGGCGCTTTACGGTAAATGCCTTTAATGAGAGCAAGGAGCCTATTACTGATTTAGCCGAAAATTGCCCCAAGCGCACAGAGGCAGTAGCGATTGTTAAGCTGGAGCGACTTACTTTTGCTGGCGGGAAGTGTGGTTATTCTTTCCGCGTCTATCAGATTAAGCTTTATCTTCCTGCTACGATGCCTAGTTATGCGTTTATCGAGGACGATGATGACGAAACACCAGTTGTTTCTGCGCCAGTAGATATCGCGCCTTCTACCACACCCTCTCCCACGTCTTCTAATAGTGCTCCTCAGCTTGTAGAGGACAGCGATGAAGATGAAGACGAGGACGACCTTGATTTGGACGACGAAAGCGAGGATGAGGTAGAGGAAGTTGTTGCTCCACCACCTAAGAAGAAGACTGTTCGAAAGAAGAAAGTTTCTAAGCGCTCGAATAGCTAAATAAAAATTATAAAATCCATAAAAATACTATTTTTTATTATATTTCTATATAATAAAATTTATAATGAATAGAAAATTATCTCATAGCGAGGCTTTGCATTTTATTAAAGATTATTTTATGGGAGGCGGTGAAAAAAAAATAGAATGTATGAAAGATGCTAAAGGTGTCTGTAGCGTGAACGGTACTGGATTACATCCAGAATGGTGCGAGATGACATCGGATAGGGGTTGTATTTATAATAATCCTGGACCAGACAATATACCATTACAAGAAATTTCTATAAGACTAGGCTATAAATCTCAAAAAATGGTAGCTTTAAAAAAGATTTTAGATAAAACATCTAAAAAAGATTTACAAAAATTAGCAGAAATATTAGAAATAAAAAAACCTGGTAATAGAAAAAAACTCATCAACGCCATTATTAAACATCGAATTCTTAATATTGTTAATGGTGACCCCGTATGGAGTTTTTATTAATCGTCCATAATTAAACATTTAACAGACTTAGTAATTTTTTTATCATATTCATATTCTATAAGATTGTCTAAAGAAAATTCAATAGATGAATCCGTTATTTTTTTAGTAACATTAATTTTAGTTTTAAAGATTTTATATTTAAGTTTTTTATATAATTTCTCTCGCTTTCGATATTGGTTTGGGAACATACAAAAATTGTCGACAATATCATATGCTATTGGTAAAGTTTTATGCTGTTTCCGGGTAATTCGTCCTATAGATTGTTGTATACTCGATTTAGGCGTGGCAAATATAGCCGCGTCAAGTGTAGGTATATCTAATCCTTCTGAACTCATAGGAAATGTACCTAATATTACACTGCACATTTCTGATTTTTTTAATTCTTTTTGTTTCATACCCCCTACATAATACCCCACGCTGGTAAATTCATTAATTTTACCATATAAAGCCGATAATTGGTTTCGTCTATCACTTAAGATAATAGTTTGTTTATTTTGTGCTAATAATGTTTTTGTTAATTTAATAATTAATTTATTTCTATTAGAATTAGATGCGATATTATTTATCATTCTTGGGAGGCACAGTTTTTGGGTATAGGTTAGTTCTTCTTTTGTATAAACCTCGTTCCCAGGTTCGAAATAATTTATTACTCTGACCTCTACACATTTATCGTCTTTGTCGATTTGATATACAGTCGGACCTAAATACATTTTAAAAACTTTGGTTAATCCATCGGTTCTATTAGGAGTAGCCGATAAACCCAACGAATAATATGTATTAATTTTAGGCAAGGCGCGACAAAAAACTTCGGCGGCAATATGGTGACATTCGTCAACTATAGAAAATCCAAATTTGTTGAACAGATTAGCATCATAGTTTTTAATTGATAAACTCTGTAACATAGCTAATACTATGTCCTTACCTTCAATATCTATTTTAGGACCCTGTATTAATCCTACTTTTGCTGTAGGTAGAAACTCTTCTATACGCTCTTTCCACTGATTTAATAAGAATTCTTTGTGAACAATAATTATGGTTTTTTTATTTAATTTAGATATCAAATATAGAGCCATAATCGTTTTCCCCCATCCACATGGAACACTTATTACCCCACCATTTGATTTATTAACCAATTCGCCTTTTCGACAAGTAAATAAAAATGCGTCCACTACAGGAATCTGTTTTTCTCTTAATTCTCCCTTAAAAGTCAGATTTATCTTTGCCCCTTTGGATAATTTTATATGGTCTGGGTTACCAAAATTTTCAAAACCATAGAATTTCGGTACATATAATTTTTTTTTACTTTCTAAATAAATTGGATACGGTTTTGCTTCGACTCCATAATCCCCACTAATAAAAGGCTTAACCATTAAATCATTTTTAGTTTTTTTCAGATCTTTAAAATCCATACTATCTTTTATTATAGCATAGCCTCTTTTAGTTAAAATTTTATTAGGAGATTTTTTAGATATCATATCTAAAATATATACTGTATTAATGTTTAAATGTTAATTTAATCTAAACGATTCATGTAATTCATATCAGGGAATATTATATCGGAATCAGAACTATCGTATGATGTTATTTCTTCTTCGATAGGTTCTAAATACGCATCATCTACAAAAACTATATCGAATGCCGATACTTCATTAATGCACTGTAGTGCCTCTTCAGTTATATTATTAGCGTATTCGCTTGCCTCTATAGCTATTTTGACCGCATTATTAGTTATTTTACTAAAATCATTTCTTTTAGAAATCGTTTTTTTTACTTCGTCTAAATTAAATACCCAGTTTAAATCCCAGTCAGCGGGTTTTTCTGAAAGAACAGAGCAATATTCGTCTGCACTATCATTAATAGTTTTTTCTGTTAACCAACCATTATCATAATCAAAATTCACGACATAATCGTTATTATTGCATTTAATTTCTTTAATAATATTTTCTATATTTTTCATGCTATTGTTAAATATATCGCAATTATCGTTTTCGGTATCACTATCATTCTCGCTTTCGGTATCGCTATAATCCCCGCTTTCAGAATCGGTAAAGTTTATTTCGACCGGTCCATCATAAAGACCCTGTTCTAAATCCCCCAGTATATCTATGTAGTTCTCGGATTCGTATTTAACTAATTCAATCATTAGTTCCGTTTCGGGAAAATTTTTGACGATATATTCTTTTAAATTATAGAAGCTACTGAATTGTTGTGAGAATCTTAATAAGGAATTTTCATGAACTTCAAAACACTGACTCACGTTACAAATCCCTCCAATATATAATAAAAAGTAATCTTTTTCTTTATGTTTATATACTAAAAATCGGTTGTCATTATCAATATTTACTGCGTTAAACAAGTTTTTATTGATATTTTGATATGATTTAAAATAAGGTTTTTCTATAATATTTATTATTTTTTCATAATTATCTGTAGAATAGGTTATACCCATATTTATATAATTATAATATTTTATTATTAAAATCTTTAAGTATTGTAATGTTAAAACTTATATTAATAATCACGCTCTTATTTTTGTTATTTTTGTTATTTAATAATAATCTAGATACGTCCGAAATGTTAGAAAATGAGATTGAATTACCTGATGCCTATGATAAATTCAATATATACGAGGAAGACCAATCACTTTATTAACTAATTAATTAATATCTTTTTATATATTAAATGTTAGCACTTTTTATTATTATAGCTATTGTATTTTTATTGCCGCAAATATTTAAAAAGAAGGTCACAGAAGAATTCGCTGACCAATTCCTCCCCAGTCCATACGACGCGCATAATATTTATGACGGGAACCGAACTGATTTTATTAGACCTTTGACCACAGCCACTCATAATATTTGTAGAACCTGTAAATTAGGAAATTGTAATAAAGGTGTATGTAAAAGTATTTATACTAAAAATTTAAAGAAGACATTAAAAAAACCATCAAAAAAAAAATAAAATATACACCCCCAACTACTTAAAAAATTAGTTGATTTATAATTAAATATACTACTCGTATTGAATATATAAGTTTAAATATAACTATTATAATATTTGACTATTATAATGGATAGATTTACAGGCAAATGGAGTCTTAAAGAAAATAATAATTTTAACAACTTTCTATTATTTACTCAACTTTCTTGGATTGAGAGAATGGTAGCGTTAACTTCGCCCATCACACTTTTTTTAACAAAAAATAATTCTACTTATACTAAAAAAATAGAATCTCTTTTTTACAACGCAGAAGAGAAAATTATATTAGATAATAGACCAAGATTATATAATAATATAACGAAAACTTATTCAGAAACACATGGGTGTATAAGCGTGGAAATTTGCGGAGAGGTTGTTCGTTGGAATGAAAAAATTAGTCTAAAAAATAACGATTTAGTAATAGAATATACATGGAACGATGATGGGACATCCGAAAAAACAAATGCTTCGCAGATTTTTACTAAAAGTTAATTACAATCCAAATCAACCATCTCTTTAACAAGCTCTTTAAAGGAATATTCTACACTCCATCCTAATTTTTCTTTTGCCTTTTTGGGGTTGCCTAATAATTCTTCTACTTCTGTTGGTCTAAAATATTTTTCTGATACAAATACGAGCTCCCTCCCTGTATTTTCATCATAACCTATTTCATTTAATCCTTCACCCTTCCATTTAATAGCGAAACCCTTATAGGAAAATGCTAATTCTATAAATTCGCGGACGGAATGTTGTTCGTTTGTTGCTAATACATAATCATCACCTGAATCCTGTTGCATCATTAACCACATTCCTTTTACGAAATCTTTGGCGTGACCCCAATCGCGGCGAGCGTTAAGATTACCAACCTCTAATTTATCCAATTTATTATTAACAATATTATTTAAAGCTCGGGTAATTTTTCTTGTAACGAATGTAGGTCCTCTTCTAGGGGATTCGTGATTAAACAGTATACCGTTACAAGTATACATGTTGTAGGCTTCTCTATAATTTATAGTCATCCAATATCCAAATAATTTTCCCACAGCGTAAGGTGACCTTGGATAAAAGGGAGTATTTTCGGTTTGCGGTATTTCTTGGACCTTCCCATATAATTCGGATGTAGACGCTTGGTAAAACCGGCATTTATCTATTATATTAAGGTTTCTTATCGCATCTAATAATCGTAAAACCCCTAAACCATTTACATTTGAAGAATATTCTGGTAATTCAAAAGACACCTTGACATGGCTCATAGCCGCCAAATTATATATTTCGAGAACACCCAATTCCAGATACTTATTTTTAATTTCCTGTAATATATTGAATAAATTAGAAGAATCTGACATATCGCCATATTTTAAAATAAAATTTGGGTTAGAATATAAATGATCAATTCTTTGGGTATTTATACTAGAAGCTCTCCTCACCATTCCCCAAACTATATAATTTTTTTCAAGTAACAACTCTGATAAATAAGAGCCATCTTGTCCATTAACACCAGTTATAAAAGCCACCTTTGTCATCTTCGATAACTTATTTATATAATGAACCTTTATATAAATAGTTTGCTTAATATACTAAATGTTGTAACATTTTAAAACCCGAGCAGAAGGCTCCACTAAATCACCACTCCACTTAGGAAGCCAATAATATGGTATAGTATTAGAAGTATTCTCGTATGTCTCTTCATATACTTCCCGGTAATACATACTTTCTTTTATTAATGGCATGTTATACCTATATTTGCTTTGTAACATAGTAAATTCTCTGTCCGACATCTCATTATTTACGTTATCCTGTATTACCTCATACCATGCTTTCTTTTTACCCGAAACACCATCAGACATTCCCTCTTTTATTCGCCATAAAACTTCTTTAGGAAGTAGATTTTCATTTTCAAACGCTTTACGGAGAAGATATTTTTCTATGCCAAATTTTTTTGGCATCTTGAGTGACGGGTCAATCGCGAGATAATATTCTAAGAATTCTTTATCCAGAAAAGGAACTCGCACTTCTAAACCCGCTCCCGCGGTAGATTTATCACAACGTAACACATCAAAATAACACAAATCCTCCATTAGCCGAACCGTCTCATTCTTAAATTCGCCAGGAGTTGGTGCGTTATGAAAATACATATAACTTCCTGACGATTCATCACTTCCCTCGCCGCTAAAAATAACGACCACGTCTGTGTTATCTCTGATATATTTAGACAAGATAAACATGGGCGTGCTTGCTCTAACAGTAGTAGTATCATAACTTTCAATCATAACTATATCTTCTTCTATTGTTCCGAGCATTTCTTCTTCGGTGACAATTACTTCATGGTGGGTCGTGCCCAGATAATCTGCTACGATTTTAGCGTATTTTAAATCAACACTCCCCTCCAATCCAACCGAAAAAGTCTGCAAATCGGCGGGATTATAAAACTTACATAATATTCCAGCAATTAAACTACTATCCAACCCACCACTTAACAAACACCCAATCTTTCTATCACTTAAGAGTCTTTTTTCGGTGGCTTTTTTAAGAAGACGATTGATATTACGCATGATAATTTCCGTATCTTGTTCGGGGTTCGTTGGATACGAATATTCATAAAACGAAGTAAACTTTTTACTATTTAATTCATAGTAATTGCCTGGGGGGAATTGTTTAATATTATCTACAAGTTTATCAGTCCCATCTACCATACATTTCAGCTCGCTCGCTATACATACCGATGTTTCGCTCGCTCCTATATACATCGACCTTACACCAATAGGATCTCTGGCAGCCCAAATTAAATCCTTTTCTTTATCAATCAGAATAAAGGCAAATACACCATCTAAATTTTTAACGGTATTCTCTATTCCATATTTTTTATACATATGTAAAATTACTTCACAGTCACTCGAAGAATTCATCTCAAATCCATTTTCGGTAACAAGCTCTTTATAATTATAAATTTCCCCGTTGCAAATTAATGTTAATTTATCGTCCTGTGGGTGATTTAGAGGCTGATTACCCTTATCACTCATATCATTAATCATTAATCTATGAAATACTAAATACGCTTTATCTCCTACAACTTCCTCTTTAGTATTATCCGGTCCCCGGTGACTACATTTCATAGCATATTTATTTAAAATTGCTAATTTCTCTTGAGTAAGAGGTTCGTTGTGAAAAAATCCAAAAATACCACACATTAAATTATATTATATTCAAAACTTTATATAAATATTTTTTCAAATTTATATAATTTTTTCTTAATTTAAAAGTAGATATTCGCGCCTAGGTAGTTTCCCAGTATAAAGCATACCTGATAATATATCAATCTTAGGAACTTCTATTAATTCTTTTATATTAAGTAACGAAGTCTTCGCGACGCCATCTGGTTCGACGATATTAAAATAACTCGACGCTCTATTAGGACTACCGCTGTTGTGAATTATAAAACGAATACCTTTTTTAACATCTCCCGCCTCAAATAATTTTAACCCTAAATCCATACTGGCTTTCCAAGCAGAACTGCTATATGGTTTGGCCTCGCCGATACTTCTTTTATTACCTGATTCAGCTGTTCCCGCGCATCGGCGCTCTTTAGGTACCCTATTAATGGGTGATTTATGTTGGTATACTAAAAATACTGTAGGATATAAATGGGATGAATTGTCGTAGGGTCTTCCGAAATTATATTTGTCAACTATATTTTTACGAATGCATTCACCAAATGTCCTTTTTAATAAATTACTAGGAGTTATTTTGCACAGCGCGTTATTTTTTAAAGTCCCTGTTAAGGTATCTGGTATAACCAAACTAATTTTTGCACCCTTCTTAACAGATTTTTCTATAATTAAATTAAATTCTTTTTTCAGTCCAAATCTTTGAAATATGTCGTAAATATCAATTGAAGATTCACCTATAACTTCGATTTTACTACCACCAACCGCGGCGACGTAACCATTTTCCAAGTGTATAGTGTCTACTACGCCTTCTTCCCACCGGGGGTTTCTAATTGAAAATTGTTTAGTAGTATCGACTACATTTTTTATAGCAGCTTTAACGGTTGGACTAATCAGATTTTTTTTTCGAATAATTTCCTTCACCATTTCATATACTAAAGAATAATCTCTCATTAGACCACCATCTATAGATAAATAGTTCGAAGGGTAATCAGTTGGTAAACGAGGTATTAAAGTTTTCCAACTGAATGTTTTACCTGCTGCACTAGGTCCTACTACAAAAATATTATTACTTTTCGTATCAGGAGTCGCTATTCCGCTGCCGTCATCGCTTTCCACTTGTTTTATATAAAAACTTCCATTATGTACATATTTTTTAAATTCATTCCAATTACAAAGTTCATTAAAATTTGGTAAAGATATCGTTTGGTGAGATACTAAAAACTCTGCCTCGAACTCGAATTTCACAACAGGAGTAGATTTTTTATGTTTAGAATACGCACATTCTTTAAGATAATTTAAATAATAACCGGTGTGTGAATATTCTAGCGACATTAGTGCTTTTATTTTTTTATTACATTCGTCAAATGCAGAACATTTATAAAAAGCATTTTTTTTAGGCGCCATTCTGCCAGATTCGTCAATCACTAAATTTTTAAAATTTAAATTTGCATCTGTAATTGCTTCATTTATTTTTCTGGTATAATCAGCTATAATTTTATCAACAATACCATCAGAGGCGGGTGCGGTGTCCCCCGAAGCGCTACGTGGTGTGCTTCCACCTTCCAAAGCTTTTAAATATTTTCGTAATATATTTTTACCCAATTGTCCATTTATCAAAACACTTCTGCCTGTTTCTGGATTAATTATTTTAGAATACATTTCTTATAATAAATAAACATTTTTTTAATATATTTCATTAATATAACCATGTTTCAAAAAAATAATAAAAAAACACACTATACAGAGGAGGAGATATCTGCCAATAAATTAGTATATATACCAGAAAGCAGGAAAAAAATAAATAATGACCTATCAAAATACCAATATTTTCTAAATATTATAGAACCTGACTACAGTGTTAAATTGCAGTTTGACCAACAATCTAAAAATGATACACGCTTTCAGACCAGAGTTGATTTACTTTTAGAAAGGGAGCAAGAAATGAGGCAAGGTACCTTTAATCCTCTATTATATAAACACCATGTTGACAATAACGACCCACAAAATTTAGTAACTAAAATTTATACTCCCTCGCAATCTACATTAGACAATCAGCAGTCAATAATATCGAATTATCCCAAAACTCCAGCAAACCCACATAATAGACCGATGGATTATATGAATATTAATACTCCGTTACGTATCCAAAAAGATAATAACATGTTCATGCAAACCCCCTCTTATACTACTAATTTTAATAATGTTTTTACAGAAAATAAACAAACAAAAAATCTTAAAACAGCCGCTATAACTTATAATAATAGGTTATTTACAGTAAATGAAAAAGCGATTATTTTAAATTATAATCTAGCTCAAGAAAATTTAGACCCACTGTATGTATTAAACAAAGAGGCGTACACAATAGGGTCTTTATTAAAAAAATATTTACATCTATATACGATGTATTCTAAAAACAGCCCACTTTATAATAAAATAAATAGAGCAATTAAAAATCAGCAATTTATAATTAAAAAAACCCAAGTATAAAATCTCTTTTAATATTAATGATTATAACAATTACAATAATTACTATTATTTTATTATTTATTTTTAGAAAAAACCCTAAATATAAAAAAAAAATAGAAGATTCAAAAGCGAACTTATCTAAACATTTTAATAGATATTTAAAAAATATTTCTCCTAAAGTATATTCATCAAAGTTAAAAACAACTACCAACAATTCCAATACTTTTAAAAATCAATATTTATCCAAGTTAAGACAAATTCCCGAAAATAAAAGAAAATTTTTAATTAATTATACAAAGACTGCTAATACGTATTTAACCTCTGCTGGTTTAAAGAATCTTATTAAAATTCCTACAAATTACGTAATGTCAATCGACAAGCTGGAAATGAGAATGCCTTATACTTTAGATAATATTATTGTTTTACCGCAGAATTTTCTTAATCGGATAAATAATAAAATTGATAAAACTATTTTAGAAACCCTTATTCATGAAAAATTACACATAATACAGCGCCTTTACCAAGATAAATTCAACAACTTTTATAAGAGATTTTATTCGTTTTTAGATAATGTTATACGATTAGAAAATTTACCCAGAGTGATTAAAGATAAAAGTATGACTAACCCTGATAATAATTTCGATTTATGGTTATATAAATTAAATGGAAAAACGTACATACCTTCCCTGGAAATTACCAAAAATGGATTAAAGGAATTTGCATACGAATATAAAAATTACAACAACAAAATCTTACTTAAAAATATATTAAAATATTCAAACACTTCACAAACTCATCCAAACGAATTATTTGCGTATGAAGTATCCGAGCAAATAATAGCTAATAAACTAAATGGGAAAGTAAAACAATTCTTAAATTTGATATAAGTTATTTAATTAAAATAATTAATTGAAATAATTAATTGAAATAATTAATATGAATAGTTTTCAGATAATTATTACTTGGAATGATTCCAAAAATTCAAATGAAACTATACTAAATAGTATGTATCTTCCTAAAGATGCTGGACAGAGTTATTTAGAGGGTGTCTACGATTTATTTATGTTAAAAATTACTCAGGAATTAGATACGCCTGAAAAATGCCTACACTATTTACATCTAAATAACGCAGGCCCGTTCGAACATAATCATATTGATCGTCCCTATAATTTAGAGACTATCGATATTAAACTTCATCTCCACCACCATACTTTGGATATTGACCGCGACCACGTAAATTATATAATTAATTTCGATAAATATTTTGAAATTATAAAGGATGGAAGTGAATTTACTTGGCGATGCGCGTAACGTTATCCACGCTCTGATTATCTTATTGTTGTGGATCTGTCACTAAAAGGATCACTTTCGTCTGAAATATATTTTATAGTTTTTTCAATAATAGGATTTAGAGTATCTTCATAATTTACAATATAGAATTGCCCGTTGTTTCCAAATACATAGACGATTTTTTTAATATTATCTACAGCTGAAAAAGTTTCTATACCACTCAAATATATCTGCGCAAAACTCCATTCAGAATTAAAATAATCGGGCAACATATTTCTTATGTACTTCATCCCATATTCGTCCCAATTTTTATTTTTTATTTCGCTATTTTCATTTATAGCAGTATTGTATAGGTGCAATGTTCCTTTTGCTGAACTAACTAATAAAACAGAGTTGTCATTTGATAAGCTCAAGTCCAGAATTTTTACTGGGTCACACCCTCGCCGGACTTCTTGTACCAATTCCTGTGTCTCAATCGAAAAAATCCTAATTAATGTTCCTTTTGTAGAAGCTGTAATTAAATATTTACCATCATTACTTACCTGTAAAATATCTATTTCGTTTTTATGTGCTTTTATTTTTCCTAAATAATCGCTGTCAAATTTAGTTATATTAAGTTCACCAGGCTCTTCATTTGTATATATTAGATATTTAGAATCCTCTATACCCATACCCATAATAACGTTGTCTGAACTAATATCTACTGATTTTACTAAGGCAAGAGTGTCGAATTGGTAAATATAAATTTTACTATTGCACTGAACTAATATATATTCCTTGGTTATATTAACATCTTTAATATCTGAATTAAAATTTATTTCTCCCAATACCGTTTTACTTTGGTCATTCCAAACCAGAAGCTTGTTTTTTGGATAAAGGTTATTTTTAGATTTTCCTACAAAAATAAAAATATTTGATTCATGTAACATTTTAATCATAGATACACCTCCTTCAATTTTTCTAGAAACCATTTTTTTAAAAGGTGAAATTTGATAGACATAAAATCCTATATCTGTCGCGAAACAACAGTAATTTTTTAGCTGGTTAAAGCTAATATACACCTCTCCACTTGATGTGTTTAAAATCATCTTATATAATTATCCATATATTATAATTTTTAAGTTTAAAATAAATAAGTTTAAAATAAATAAGTTTTAATATTTTTTTATTAATTATTTGTAAGTTTATACCACCAACTATTTCGATTTAGTTTATATTCGTCTTGTTGGGCGGCACCTTGTAATTTTAATAGTGGTTGGTTTAGAATTAGTTCGGGTATATTACCTTCTTTTTCTATTAAAAATTTAAACACCTCTTTTTTTTGATTTATATTAAACTGTCTATGTAAAACCACTACTAATATATAAATAGTTTCCCATTGATTAACTGTATTAGTAATAATATGGCCAATTTTTTCATCGGATGTCATCAGATAATTAATTAGTTTTTGCGGATATAAATAATTATCATCAATAGAATATGTTTGTTTTAAAACTTGTATACGAATGTCTTTATTAAAAGAAAATATTTTAAAAAATAATTTATGAATTCTATTGATTATATAACTATTTTTATAACTACCAAATAAAAAAACTTCTGTTCCATTATCGTTATACCCAAACCACTCTTTTTCTAATACATAATTTATTGGTTTTTGCATAATAATATTAGCATCCATCCAAACCCCCCCATATTTATTTACAAGCGCGACTCCAAACATATCACTCTGATGCTGAGGTCCGTCATTCCAAATATTAATAGGGTAATCTATATTTTCTTCTAAAAATAATTTTATAGTTTCTCTATTCAGAATATTAATGCTCCAGTTATTTTTACAATGATATTTCCAAGTATTTAAGCAATCTTGGATATATACAGGGATTTCGGGTTTATCCCAGTAAGTCCATATTATCTTAGGAATCATATATTTATATTATCTATATATGTATTTTAAAATATTATCATACGCAATTAATCATACATCCATAGCAAGGGCACTTAAACCATTCCCCCCTATTAAACCTGAATAAAAAATTACCAGATTTTTATACACTCCTGTTTCAATTTATACAATTTAACAACTATTATTGGGTGGTAATTTAATAAAATTATATTATTTTTATTCGAAATGCTCGTCAATTGCATCATATAGTTCACCCCCCGGCATAATAGCCTCTACAATTTCGGACGAGGGGCGCATTCCTTCATCAGTCTTCCATGCGCCGGTGTGATCTGTATAAGCATGTATGACTATATCTAGGCGCGGGCTTGTGGACATACAACAAGTGGCAACATTATGTCCATATTTATCACAAAAGGAACATTTTCTATATTTTTTTTCCGATTTATTGCCAACTATTTCCTTTGATAGTTTTTCTTGAAAAATTCGGAGATTATTGAAATATTTATTCGATTGTTTACGCAATTGTTTTATTTCCTGCGTATCACGGGAGCACTTTTTATATAACTCATCGGTTTCATCGTAAAAGTACCATACCGCGTTTCGGTAATGGTTTATTTCGACGTGCTTTTCATGTAACGCATCTTCTAAAATTCCCATTTGACCTTTAAGTTCGTCCACTTCCTTGACGCTTATTTCAGGACACATTTCATCGCGACACAACGGGCATTTATGTTTATTGGAAGCAGCAGAAGAGATGTTACCCAAAATACAGTCCGTATGAAATTTATGACCACATTTTAAAGTAGTATTTCTGGCGCCGTCAAATGTATCCATGCAAATACAACAGGGTTCCTCTACTTCGTCTTTTGTCCCTTTACCTTCGTCGCAGGTAACGGGTATATCTATTTCTGAAGGAAGCGTTGTTTTGATATTACCCGCTGCTTCGTCAAATACACCATCAAGAAACTCAAGTAAATAAGAGTCGCCATCGACATCCATCGAAGAATCCGAGGATTGTTCTATAGGTTCGGTATCTATAGAATGTTCCATTTATATAAAAGTTTCTAAAAAGATTACTTTATACGTGCTATTCATAGTTTTTATCAAATTTTTATGTTTATTGATTAATAGCTATAGTCTTACATAGTTTAGTTGTATTTGATAATATCACGTAATTTATAGATTTTTGATTAACCGTTTCTGGCGTTTCTAAGCTCCGCGATTTCTATTAATTTATTAATTGCATTTGATAATATTATCAATTTTTGTACCTCGATACTTTTTTCTTTTTCTACTTTGTCGGACTCGCGCCGTCCAGTTTGAAGTTCAATTGATTTCGCAACCACTTGCTTCTTCGCGGCCTTCAAGTCCTGGAGGAGTGGAACGCTTGTAGGAGTGTTCGCCCAAATGGTCTCCCACACAGAATTGAAATATATGTCATTGTCCGCGAATCGTTCAATCCACATTTTATCAAGCATTTCCAGTCCACCAGTATGTCCTGTTCCATCACTTGTCCACTTAATTCGTTGCTCAAGTAATTTTTCTTCTCCGTTGTTCGCGTCTGCGAGTTTTTTCAATCGCTCTGCCCTACCTATCCAATTTAATCCTTTACTCAAGCCTAGATGTTGACTCGCACCTGTATTAAGATCTAACATTTTCCAAATTCTACCTTCTCCGCCATTCATTGCATTAATATACTTTTTAAGTACTTGTCTTCCTATACGACCATTTACATTAACAGCTCTGCCAGTTTCTGGATTAATAATTTTTGAATACATGTTATATTATAAATATATATATAATTATTTCTTGTGTAAAATATTATTAAAATCCTTTTTCGTTAATCTATACCCCCAATGCTGAAGAGTTTGTCTTATTTTCGGACTTATCCTTTCATCATCATAAGAAGTTTTTTTTTTAATAATTAAATTAATCAACATATTCCGGAATCTTCCTTTGGGTCCTGCTAAAGCTTTCCATCTTTTAATTTGTCTTTCGTCGTCAGAACTCCTTTTACCGTTATAAAAATCACAATACCATTGAACCCATCCATATGGATGCGTTTGATTAATCCATTCTTTCTTTTCCCAAAATTCAAGAGTTGTTCCTACCTTAGTGTTATATTTATTAATATTTATATCATAGTTTTCCCATTCAGTTATTAAGTGCTTTTCAGGAATACCTTTCCACCAACTTTTTGGATAACCTTTATGGGCATTATAATAATTTTTATTAGTAACTGTAGAATAGATTGGTCTCCAGTAAGTCCCGCCAAAACTCCCTAATTTAAATATTTGTCTGGGACTTAGATTAGGTGTAAAATCAGGATAATCCTTAAATTTTTTTACTCGCATCTTTATTATAATAGAGATAGAAATTTTAATTAAAAAAATTTGTGTGTGTATTTTAGACTTGATATAATTATACTAGTGTAAAATAATTAATTTACAGTCCAAAGAATATCTATTTAGAGCTAGGTAATAGTTTTAAATAAATAATACTCTATATATCTTGACATACAATTCCCGATTTAAAGTCTGGAGCGATCGACGGAATACGTTGGGGCGTCGCCATCCTCATCCTCATCATATGAATCCCCCCATCCATCTACTTCCTCCACTGCCCCTTCCCACTCACGTAAATCTGCTTGGTGTCTTTCTGCCATACTTTTAGCCTGCTGCTTTTTATTAGTATCGTCACTTTTAATTGCTTCTACTAAGCTAGGTAATATTATACTGTAATAAATAGACATATCTTGTATAATCCCTAAATCCTCGAGAAGCATATTACCAGGTGAATTTTTTGGCCATATTTTGATTCCGCCTTTTAACATAAGTCGTAATTTACCTTTATCGGTATCTAGTTTATCAGATACTTTATTTACTAAATCTATAAGTTTGCTTTTTCTCGTCATTATTACACCCCCCTTAATCTGTCCCTGAGGAGATAAAAGACTCAGTTTAATTTCGGCAGCGCTCTGTAAATATTCCATGTTTAGTGTAGCGGAAGATGGTCCACGTCCTGCACCACCATTTAAAACATGAAGATATTTTCGCAAGATTTGTTTTCCAAGTTTTCCATTAACGTTAACTTTTCGACCAGTTTCGGGATTGTAAATCTTTTTATACATTTATAATATAAAAATATTTAAAATTATAACGTTATTACCAAAATAACCACATTAAACAGATGAATTTAATATTAAGAGTAAATTACTATATATTAAATAACATGGATTATTTTATAAATAGTGAAAAATATTGGGGTAATATTGAATATAAAATTAATTTTATTAATATGACTCCTGATAAAATTAAAAAATATGCTACCCAACTTAAATTTCGTATTATTGAAGGGGATGGGAAAGCAATTTATATGATAGGAGTTTTTGATAATGGTAAAGTAATAGGAATCAAAAACAAAGAAGTATTAAATTGTACAAATATTATGAATAAAATGTGTCATGAAATCAACGCAACTCTTAAATCAAATAAAATCATTAATTTGGATAATGAAAATAATTTATTAATTTTCGTTATTGAGAATAATTTTAATATAGAGTCTATTCCTTATTTGTTTGGCTAATCGGTATTTTTAGGAGCTAAACAAAATTTAATCTCCCCCAAACTAGCAATATCATATTTAATTACAATTGGATAGTCGTTTTTAAGATAAATTTCTATATTTTGACATAAACTGGTACATTTTGTAAAAAGAACTAGTTTTTTTATCGAAAATACCCCCTGGATTACTTCATCGGGTGATAAATTTTGTAAATAACTCATTCCTCCATTATTTTCACACATTACTGTTTCTTGATCCATCCAATCATTTGAAATAGAGAATATCAACTGATTTCCGCTGGACTTAATATCTATTTCCTCTCCTAAATTGTTCATGTCTCTGCATAATTTCTGAAAATCACTCGATGGTATTCTAAGAACTGAGCTAAATTCTGCTGGTGGGATTTCAACTTTATCAAGATATAAATCCATCAATTTCAAAGAAAATTTATGCCGTAAACCCTTTTCACTTGTTTCAATATGAATCTGTAAATCATTAGGCTCCATATTAGTAATAAACATACAAAGACTATCATTTGGAGACATGGATTTTAGTAATTTAAATAGTCTTAAAATGGAAATACCACAAACGATAGGTTTTTCACAATAAAATTTCTCGAAATTTTCGGCTAATAATTTTAAATAAATAAGAGATACGTGCGAAGAGTCCATAGCAATTACTTTAATCCCTTCCGAGCTTATTTCGAAATTTACATCGGTTAAAATCTCCTTTAGCGCCTCTATTAATGTTCTAATTGCACTTGATTGGACTGTTTTGAATAAAAATTTATAATTACTCATGTCTTCAGGAATGCTATTCATTATAATATATTAATTATGAATGGCGTCTTTATGTTTATATAATTTTTTTAAATGAATATCTAAAAGGAATTCTATTTAATTTAATTTTAGAATATTTAAATTTATATATTTTAGATGGCTTGATTATTTTAAGTTCCGGATAAGTCATACTATTATAGTATTTTTGTTTAACCACTTTATAGTGTTTATCTAATTTACTATAATTTTCAATTTCGTTTTTTGTAAATAATAACTCGTCATATATATTAAATCTAAATCTTTCTTGGTTATCTCTGTTAGGTTCATATATATTAAATATCTGCCCCTGTATAAAGGAATTGGTAACGATATTATTAGCTATTTTGTGTTTTAAAAATTCACTTCTACTCAGTTTACCCGTTTCAGTTGCAGAATTTATAATGTTTAATTTTGTATATGGTTTGCTATTGAACTCCGTGGTTAATTCCGAATATAATTTATTAGCAGTAACATAATCTAAATTCATAGCGTTTTTATATTCGTTTTTATCTGCTAATAAATCTGATATAGTTTCTACATTATCAGCGTCCGCGTCATTAATATAACTTATTAAATTATAACTTTTTTTAATGTAATTCTTTATATCTGCTTTAATATTTTCTAAAATAATAATATCTTCACTTTCTAAATTAGTTAATAAATCTATATTAATGACCGGGTATTCTAAGTTCTCTTCGTCTTCTTTCTTAACCGCTATAATTATATCTAGGATTCTAAATATAATGGGGTAACACAGTTTTTTTTTAATCTTAGTGTGTATTTTATTGGAGTTATTAAATAAATTTACCAAAAATGATTTAATTTTTTTAACTACTATGTTATTATTTACCGAGAAGAATATATTTAATTTTTTTATTACGGCATCATATATATGTAAATCGTAATTAAATTTCAACGAATTAACATCCTCGTAATTATATATGATGGGTAAATTATTATCAATAATATCTTTTTGTGTTAGAAAATTTAAATTATTATTTTTAATTAAATTTATTACATAATCAGAGCTGTCCACGTTGGTAGCAAAAATACTTTCCCTATTAATAACTTTAATAGTAAATGGTTTAATTATTATTTCATCTGAATTATTTTGTAGAACCAATCCACTGTCAATATATAAAGTATCTATTAAATTAGCTGTATTTATATTAAAGTTTCTGATAAATATTGGCGCTCTAAATGAAATATTTTTACTAAAGATATTGATTTTCTTACAATAGTCTTCTAAATCCTCTGATATATTAATTGCCGGATTAAGCTGCTTCATATTAGTATTCCGAGACGAAGAATCTGGTGAAAAAATACTTTCAGCTATATTTTTAAATAATAGATTTGATTTTTTTGGTTGTTTTGAGAAAAATGTTTTTTCAACAGGCTGTATGGGTATAAATAAATTTTTTTTAGTCTGAATTAATACAATTCTATCGTTGTTATCGTCTTTAAATAAATTTTTAATTTTAAAACTTTTCCCTAAACTTTTTATAATATCAGCTATAGTTATTATATTTACCGGTTGGTTAGGCTCTGGATTAACCGATATTTTATGGGTAAATATATATTTATCTATTTCCGCATAATTATAACTTATTTTGGATTCTTCAACTATAAAATTACTCTCTTCCTTGCACCTAAAATAAATTAAAGTTTTATCTATATTAGGATAACTATTAGAATTTGAAATAAAAGACACACCAAAACCCTTTAGTGTTATTGTGGCTTCATCGTCATCATTAATATCTTGAATTATACCAAAATATTTAATAGGATGAATGTTAATTAAATTAGAACTCAGAGTCTGTATTTTTTTAAAAAATTGCTTATATTCCTGGAAAGAAGGGATATTTTTGTCGGAAATAGTTAGTAAACCTTTGGCAACTGGATTAATAGTAAAATCATCAAGTTCGTCCTGTGTTATATTTTCAGGAAATATTGGTATTGAATAAATCTTATTACTAAATTTAAACTCTGCTCCATAAACTTTATTGTCGTTGTTATTAATCGAAAATTTAAATAACGATATGTCAGGGCTTAGTGAATTTTTAATAAATGTCTTTATTGTACTAAAGGTTATTTTTTTCTTACCAGTAAAATTATAATTTAATTTTTTAGAGGAAGACATGCATTCTCCTTTAAATTTTTCCAGAATATTTTTGATATACCCCAAGTATTGCTCGTCAGCACCATAACTCTCTTTATAAATATCTTCTACTTTAAAAACATGAACATCCTTATCTGACGTGCTTCTGTTACCAAATCTCCTATAATAAATTGGTTCGAATAATTTATTAAAACGTATGGCCATGGCTACATGAGAATAATCCGCAATATTATTTTTTAAATCGGTGGAATAGTGGGGGCATTCTATATTAATTTTAATTCCATCTTTGGTATTAACCATATTAAAAATAATTAAAATTAAACCTTTGATGGATTTTTTAATAATATATTTTGGACCAGTCGCATCCAGAGCTGTAGGCTTTTCTAACGAATAAATAGTATTATTTTTCATCGATGTTAAAATTTCATAAAAGAGGTCATACCTTTTAAAGTCAGGAGACATTACGTACTCTTTGAAATTTTGAAAAGACGTTAGTCCGTTAGATTTCCTAAATAAAATATCTAAAAATCCGTTATTAATATCACTAAAATAAATTTTATCGGAGTCATTTCTTGCCGAAATGGATTTGATTATAATTTCTTTCACCGCTTTAATTTTTTTAAACGTATTCTCTCTACCTATAGTAGTTTCCTCGTGCGAAATTTTAAATATATCACATATTAATGTCAGAAATGCTTCGTCGCCTTGGTTAATACCAAATCTAAAAAAAACCCCCGTTTTATTTTTCCTAGTTTTACTCGAATTAGAGTTAATGGCATCAGAAATAGTCTGATTAAATAAGGACCCCAGACTTTCAGGGAGCGCACCAAGACTCCCGATACCAATGTAATTATAACTACTATTTTTTGTTATTGGTTCATTTTGAATATAATTTTTATTATCTGGTTTATGTTGGATAACCATTAAATTATTAAATCTTTTACTATTTGTCTGAAAACAACACGGTGGGTATAAGGGTTCTTTCTCAGGAATTCGCTTTTCAGATATGGGGTGTTTTTTGTAATCTAAAAATCCTGGATAAAAATATGCTTTTCCGTTACTTACTCCTATTTTAGGATAAACCCATATAGGTCTATTCATGCCATCTTGTGAATTTTTTAATTTTGGATAACGAGGGTTGTAATCTTCTATGTCTAATTTTGTATGTTTGTCTATACGCCATTTATCCTCGTCTTCGTAATCCTCTGGCTCGAATGGGCGCTCCTCGCCTTTATCGTCGGGGAGCTTATCGTAATCTAACAAACTCCAGTGCAAAGGTGTATTAGATTGTTTGTCATATAATCTGGGGCAAATATACCAATTTTTATTTTCCTTCGAAGAACCATATTTTATAGCCTTGCATTTAACATTTGGATAATCAAAGCGTTTTTTTGATAATTTTTTTATTTCCGCATTTGTTCGACTGTTAAGCATTTGAATTTTATCAAAATAAGATTTTTCAATAGGGTTTTTTTTAGAGGCGTCGCGTTCGTCATAAGTTTTGCCATCAAATAAAACTTTACGTTCGGAATAGCCGTCCTTATCTGATTGGTATTCACAATCTTTTTGTTCCGATTTAAAACCATAACTACTAATACCCACCTTTTCATCTCTTTTGTCAATAGCATCTTTCTCTCCTTGACTTAATACTTTTGGCTGCCTCTCGGATTGACACATTTTCGAAAAACCATTATATATTCTACCATCTATTTCTTTTTCCCATTTAAATAATTCTTTGTCGTAAGAATATAGTCTGTTTAAAAATAAATTCTCAAATCTCTCTATTTTGTCAATCTTAAGTTTAATATGTTTTATTGTTTTTCCAGAACTTGCTACACTTTCCAAGATATCGACTTCTTTGGATTTTTTACTATCCTCTTCGTCGTTCTCATCATCACCCTCTTCATCCTCCGATGAAGAGAGACTTTCGTCCTCCTCTGAATTTGAAGTAATATCCCCCTCATCGGAATCGGTATCCCAATCTAAATCTTCACCCTCCTCGTCCATCTCAATTAATGTTTCATCTTTAAGAGAAGGACTGGTAGTTATTGGAGAAGAAACGGACTCCTCACTAATTTCGTTGTATTTAGCTATGGTAAAATTTAATATTTTTTGAATATACTCCTTAATTAAATAACTAGTACATCCTAAAACTATACAATCGATTTTATATCGTTCGCCAAATTTAGACGATGTAATATTATATTTTTTATGATAGTCTAAAATAATATTATTATTAGTATTGGTTAAATTAGCCGAATCCCTTAAAAGGAACCTAATAGGTTGTTTGGTATTTCTTTTTAGGTAACTATAATCAACATTTGATATAATTTTATCATTTATTAATCTAATATTATAGCTATTTTCAGAATCAGCGAATTCGTCTACTACCCCATTAATCCAAGTTTCATTAGGATTTACGTCGTTTATATCTGATAAATTAGTTATAGAAGCATTATCTTCTATATTATACATTATTTCATCTCCTAAGTTAAATTTTTTTATTTCGTCATTTAATTTAATGAAAGGCTCTAATTGTTTTAGTATATTTATTATCTTAGTCCAAGCAATATCGTTGTGAAATAATTCTCCGTTGGGTTTCTGTAAAATATTGATACAGGATTTATCACTATTTATAATAAAATGATACGATACCTTATATAAATTAGTAGTATTAAAAGGGATCATGTCAGAAAAATTTGTATTAAAATCCGTATACGAAATTATAAATCTTTCTGTATAAAATTTATTACTAAATATTTTTTCATTCAAAAATTGATTAATTTTTTGCAAATAGGTTTCAGAATTATGTAATACATTAAAATCCTTATACTTAAAAGTATCTATTTGGACGTTTACCATTATCCTACCATTAGTTTCTATATTTTTAAACAGGATATCACAGTATAAATCATGTATGTTTTTAAATAATATTGTTTGGTTAATAGCTAAATCTCTTAATTTTATTTTAGTTTTACCATCCGTATAAATTTCTTTTATATTCCTATGTATTTTAAAATTACGTAATATATTTACTGAGATTCGGATACCTTTTTCGTCTGTATTGAAGTTATATATAGAACCGTTTAAGAATTTAGTGTCGTGGATATATCCTATTTTAAGCTTAAAAGATAAAATTATTGTTTTATTATAAGTTTGGGGTATTTTACGTAATAAGTTTTTTTTGCGGCGACCTTTTTGAGCTGGTTGTAATTTATTTAAATTATCGTAGTTCAGTTCGGAATAATTATACGCACACCAATTTTCTAATAGTTCTTTTCTCACAATAGGTCTATATAAATCAGTTTCTCTCCTAATAATGGGTTTATATACCTTATATATCTCATCATCTCCCTGCAAATCATTAAATTTACTAAAAGGAACATCAAGTGAGAGAATTGTATTATTAAATAAATAAATGAGTGGATGTTGTTCGAGAGAAAGTATATTAATATTTTCAATATCGGCTAAATAAATTTTATTAAATTGAATACCGTCGTCTATATTAGATTTTTCGACACCAAGTAATATATTATTTTCAATTTTATCTATTTGTTTTCTGGTTCTAAACGGAAAACACATATTTAATATGTCTTCTTTCCCTTTCTTATAAAAATGACTAATATTATTGTAATTATACATATAAAAGGTATTTTTATTCGTCATAGACCCTAATATTTTTTTAGACTTTGTCGGTATATCATCGTAAAAATTATATACTGAGTTATTTTCCAGATAGGCAGGTATATAAGAATTTAAACAATTTTTGTTGATTGTGAATTTGTTAGGAGGGTTAGAAAATTTTTGAAATATGAGTGGTCTAAATCTTAAATAAACCCTTATTAATTCAATAATTATTGGATTTTTTAGTATTTCCGGTATTTTTTCTAAACTTAATTCCCCATAAGTAGAAATAAGCTTTTCAATCAAAATGGAGGGTATATTGAAATATCCCATAATTTCTCCGAAATCCTCCATATCGCTATTATTATCTTTAAATTCTCCTAATATAAAATTGGTAACATTATCCAACATAATATCGTCGATATAACAGTCGCCATATAATACTATCTTGTTTGGGTCTAATTTTCTATTATACGATGTTTTAATGAATTTATCTTTAGTTATTTTAGTACTAATAGAGCTACATATTATTGACTCAATTTCTTCAATAGTATTTAATTTACTGAAATTCTCATCTAAAATAATAGCTTTAGCAAATAGATAGTTGTTTCTCGCGTCTAAAATACCCCATTCTATTAAAAAATTATCACCAAAAGCTTGTTTGAATTTAGCTAAATATAAAAATTTTGAAAAGTTTTTTTTCTTGGCGCTAAATTCATTCCATTCAGATAACATGGCCTTACTAATATCGCTATAATATTGTAATGGTCCTAAAAATATAAAAAGCACTTGGGATATATTATCAGGTGTTATATATACCTTTTCAAGTTTTTCTGTTAATTTGGTAATATTAGCCTCTGATGTTTTGGTAAAATCTATACGGTCTAATAAACTTTTATAAGTTGAGCCGGAAGTAGGTAAAACCGTATCAAAAATATTATAAATAACTTTATTTATTTTAAATTTAGCATATTCATCCATAATTTATATATATATATAAAATATATATAGAAATTTAATAAAATATTATTATATTATAAGTATCAAAATGGAAACCACTTTACCAAGACCAACTCCTCTGCAAAAAATAGGAATTGCCAAAAAAATATCAAATTTAATACCTGACATAAATATTAATACATCCTCTATTAAAACCTCTTTTAGTGATACAATTAAAAATAATAATATTATTGGATTAATCGTATCGGTTTTATTAGCATTTTATATTAGCGACATTATCTATTACATAATCGACGATGTAATTATTCCTAAACTTTCACCTTTTATACAAAATATAGACCCAGCAATACTTAAATTAGGATCATTAAAACTCAGCTCGCGTAAATTATTTAAAAAATTAATAAGATTTTTAATATTATCGATTGTTCTGGCGGTGATTATTACAATTTCCAAGGTATTAAATCTTCATAATTAATCTTTTAGTGGACTTGCTGTAATTTTAATACCGCAATATTCTACAGGGTTTTCTCTATAATTTTCTTTAGTATATATCCCCAATTTAATGCTAATTTTAAGCAACTTTTTCATATTATCCCAAAATTCTTTAGTATGTCCTATACTTTTAGTTTCTATATGCGCTAATTCATGTATGGCTACAAACATAATAGTATTTAAACTGACTAAACTTTCATTAGAGTCTTTATTTCTTATACAAAATACTATTTTTTCACCTTTATTAACAGAATACGACGTGTATTTAGAACTTGATAGCGATTCTGAAATATTTTCTGGGTTAAATTTAACGGATAATCTATTAAAAATATTTTTTTCCTTAAGATGATTTATAAGTTTTTTTATACTCCCTACCATTTTAGCCAATAAATTAGCAGCTTCTATTTTATCATCTTTATTCCTTACGAGATATTCGTGATTGTCTATGGTAGATTTGACATTCGTTAGCTCTGAATATCTATTTTCATAATATAAAAAAAGTATTAGCAAAATTGTAATTGCCATAACTATAATTAATGTCTCATTCATTAGTTATAATTAAAAAAGAAATTAAATTACCAGTATATTTTAAAATAGCTGATTAATTATTAAATTTGATATATAATTAATTAAGCCTTCAAATATTAAATTAATATGGCGTCAAGCGTTGAATTCCAAATAATAAGCTGGCATTCTTGTGATGAAAACCTAGACCCTAAAGCGGAGGAAGAAGACAATTCCTATAAAAGTTATAACAAACCTTCTGACGAAAAATTTGTTATTACTATATTTGGGAAAGATTTAGATAATAAAACCTATACATTAAAAATAGAAAATTTCACACCATATTTCTATATTAAAGTACACGACAATTTTACTAAAAATGATAAATTCTTATTAGAAAATTGGGTTCGGGGGGAAATGCAATTTAAATACAGAGAGTGTTTAGATCGGACATCTATCGTTAAAAAGCATTCATTTAGAAATTTTGATAATAAAAGGGAATATAAGTTCGTGAGATTTGTATTTAATAATAAGGGTGCTATGAGAAACGCCGTTTCTAAATTTCAAAAAAGAACTAAAATTGTCTGGAACGATACTAATATTCTAGAACCAGCCAAAATTAAAATTCCTGGGCTAAATTTTAAACCCAAAATTTATGAATTATACGAAAATATGATTGACCCTCTTTTAAAATTTATCCATCACCGAAAAATAGATACAGTTTCTTGGGTGAATGTGAAAAAATATAAAGTTATCGATATATCCACAACATGTGATTATTCATATCGGTGTGATTGGCGTAGTATTAAAAAAATTACCGATAGGGGAAATACCAAAATTAATATCATGGCGTTTGATATAGAAGCTGATTCGGCTCATGGCGATTTTCCTCTACCGATTAAAGATTATACTAAGTTGGCGCGTGAGATTTATAATAAATTTGTGAAACTAAATAAGGATGACCCAAATAGTTTATTAGACAATAAATTAGGATTTGTAAAAAAATGTTTAATAGCAGCTTTTAAAAATGGCGATGAAGAATTAGAGATTAGTAAAATTTATAATAAACCCTTTGGTAAAATTGAAAGGTCTTCGTTAAATATTATTTCTAGCAAAATTGCCGAATATCTATTTGTTCCAAGTAGTAAAAATAGTATAGAAATTAAAAACCACAATATCAAATGTATCGATGAGATAAATAAAATTCTTAGTAATAAAACTACTTATGGACAGCTTTTGGGATATTTAGTCGATAATGAAATTATTGACGATTCCAAAAGCGATAAGTTTAAGTGGCAATTTAAAAAAATTACTGATAATTACCCACCTAGAGAGCCGAATAAGTTTTTAGATGTACAAGATATAAGTAAAATAGTTAAACACTTCGAAGAGCACGAGAATGGATATGAATTAGAAGAGTGTTTAAGAAACAGATTACCTCAAATTAAAGGGGATAAAACAATTCAAATAGGATTGTCTTTTGTATATTATGGCTCTAGACAACCACATAAAAATTATATGCTCACGCTTAGGGGATGTGATAAATTAAGTGATGCTATTACTGAATGCTACGATAAAGAATCCGAATTACTTTTAAGATTTAGAGAAATTATCCAATACGAAAATCCAGATATCATTACCGGGTGGAATACGGATGGTTTTGATATCCCATGGCTTTTTAAAAGAGCTTTTGAGACTAACGTTTTAGAGGTATTTTCTAAAATGAGCAAACTTTCCGATTTCTCATCTCAACTAAAAAAAAAACAAAAAAAAAGTTATACTGGTGAAATGGTTATGGTAGATTATGTCGATATGGTGGGACGAATCCAAATGGATTTATTACCTCTCGTCCGAAAAGTATATAATTTAGGTTCATATAAATTAGATAGAGTTGCTGCGCATTTTATAAATGGTATTATAGATAAATTAGAATACGATCCAGAAACAAATACAACACTCGTATTTACGTCTGGTATAACTGGTCTTAATGATGAAAATTTCATCATATTTAATATTCTCGATGGTTATTTAGACAACGAGTATATGGAAGGTAAGAAATTTGAAATATCGGAATTGGACAAAGTTACTAAAACCTTTAAAGTTAACGGCGAAATAAAATTAGATTTAACTAAAAAATGCAAATGGTGTTTAGGGAAGGATGACGTGACACCAAAGGATATTTTCAGATTGCAAAAGGGAACTGATAGCGACCGGTTCATTATTGCTAAATACTGTATGATGGATGTTATTTTGTGTATAGAACTATTAAATAAATTGGAACTTTTAACCAATAATATGGGTATGGCTAATGTATGCAAGAGTCCTTTATCCTGGATTATCCATAGGGGGCAAGGAGTAAAGATTTTAAGCCTGGTTTCGTATTTCCTCAGATCAAAAGATTATCTTTTACCGTTCCTTTATAAAGATTCATTTGATAAAGAGGGTTATGAAGGCGCGGTAGTATTAGACCCGAACCCTGGTATTTATATAGATCGACCAATTGCTGTATTAGATTATAGTTCTCTATATCCATCGTCCATGATTGAGGTTAATTTGTCTCACGAAACTATTGTAACGGATAAAAATTATTTAGGCGAAGAGGGAGTTTCTAAATTAGATAAAATGGGGTATGACTATGAAGATATTACGTATGACCGATATAAAACGCATTATACTCCAGCCGGGGCTGTAAAATCCAAAGAAAAAGTAGGAGAGAAAACTGTTAGGTTTGTCCAATATCGGGATGGAACAAAGGGATTAATCCCACAAATTTTAGACTATCTATTATCAGCGAGAAAAAATACCAGAAAAAAAATTAAATATAAGACCGTTACAACGAGTTCTGGAGAATTTTCAGGAATATATGATAAAAATACTGGAGAAATAAAAATCGACGACAATACGATTACCCTTGACAAAGAAGATATTTCGGAGATTGTTGACACATATAACGAATTTGAAAAGAAGGTGTTGGATGGTTTGCAGGCGGCGTTTAAAGTTACTGCTAATTCGCTATATGGACAATTAGGAGCAAAAACAAGTGACATTTATTACAAAGAACTGGCGGCATCCACTACGGCAGTCGGACGAGACAGACTATTAATAGCAAAAGACTTTGCTATAGATACCTCGAATTACCCCCAAACTTTAGATAATGGACAAACTATTTATTTAAAAAATAAAATTACTTATGGTGATACAGATTCTATATTTGTCGAGTTCCAATGTTTAGATTCAAAAGGGGGGCAAATGATTGGTAGGGACGCACGGAAAAGAAGTATTGAATTGGCTATTTATACTGAAAAGGAAATTCAGCGAACACAACTAAGACCACCACAAAACCTAGAATATGAAAAAACGTTCGACCCATTTATATTACTTAGTAAAAA